CATCTAGATATGTATTTTTAGAATTGAATTGTCCTTTATATACAAGTTGATTTCCTGTATTAGGTCGATTAACATCTAAAGTTCTTTGTGCATCTCTTTCAGCTACACTGTTTCGTTTAAGCATTATTAAAGGAGATTGTAACATTCCTTTTTCATCACGTAAATATCCTAGACGCCGTACATTATCCCATTTTTCGCCATTAGCAAAAATTACCGGTACGGAAATTAATTGATTATCTGCTGTTATTTGTGGTTGTATTTCATTTTCAATATACCATTTAATTGCATAATCGATATCATACACCGTACGTTTAGCAGTACGAATAACATCATCATCTCGGCGTATTTGATCAGCTCTATTTAAATTCAAGTCGGGAGTAATACCCTCAGTTCTGACAGGTTCTGGTTTATTAGTTTTTCGGTCAATATTTTGTCTATTTAATCTAGGCACCCTTATCCTTTATATGCAGGTGAATTATTATTTCCACCGAATCTAATATTTTTTATTCCTTGCGGCGTCTGACGCGTTGCATGTGCATCAACTACAATCGAAACACTATATCCGTGAGAGTCGCCATTTGGCCACGTTTCTGGATTCTTACCTACAAAATACTGATTAGCATCTACATTATCAACTTCAAAGTATTCATTATCCCAAAATATGATATCGCCAACTTCCGGATAGAAATCTGCTCGTACTAGAATATCTCGAGATAATGCAAATTTACTTGTTCTAGTATAAGTATGTCCATAATCATCCATATTTGATGATTTATCATCTTTAGTAACTAAACATGGAATTAATATCGAATCATAGAATGATTTTGCTTCCGATTCACCGTACATGTTAGAATTTGATGATTCTACGATCATTTTAAAGAATTCAATTTCAGTATCTATTATAGCATTAATCAGTTCCGAATTAATAGAAGCTAAAAATTTTGCATCTCGCATTCCTCCAAAAAGAGCCATATTTATCTCCTATCCTACATATATTTTTAACGGAACTTTTGCTAATATCTCATTCATTTGTGTTGCTTCGGCATTTTGACGGGTTAACATTTGTTCTTTAGTTAATTTATCTAAGAACTCTCGCAACTGCGTAATCAATGCTTCTTTTTCAGATTGACCTTGTGAAACTAAATCTGAACCATTGAGTGTTACTTCGCCATTTGGAATAGGAACGGAACTATACTTATTACGTACATACCCTAACATTTCTTTTACTAGAGCTGATCCGTATCTATATATCCACGCACGCCCCATATCATTAATACTGCCGTATTTTTGATAAGTATATGGTATATTTGATGCGTCTGTTACAACATTGTTTAAAAGTGCTGTATTACCGAATAATAGTGCATCGTTTGCTTTGTCTTGTTCAAAAATGAATTCAAACCATACTTTATCAAAATACGGAGATGCTAATGTACCTTTTGTAGTTGGCACTGGATAAAATTTAATATCGTCTCCATGTATTTCAAAAGAAAAATGTGATTTTCTAATTTGATCATTAAATTCTATTTGTTGTATACGAAACAAATCTGCATGTATAGGCATCATCATGAAATTCACTGATGGTGAAAATCCTCCGAAATCAAATGCATCTAACAATTGTTGCGAACCTAATCCTGTTCCGACGAATGGGTCAAAATATCTAACAATTGCTGGTGGTGTATTATGCATTACTCGTTTTATTTCAATAGAACTAGAATTACTTAATACTATGCCTAATGATGCTGAGATAGCATCTCGTATGCTATACGTTTGCTGTCCGGGGATGACATCTACCGATGCAGTATGCCAACGTACGGTACCTCCGGAATCTGCTTCAGTGCCATATGCTTTTGAAAGTTTAGTTATGTAATTAAATGAATTTCCTACTAAAGCTCCGGTAAATCCTTGTGATGTTAAAAAATTAGATGCAGTATTAATTCCTAATGTATTCATCAAATTGTTAACAATGTTAACTTGATTGATTTGATTTGAATATTCTATTACTGATGCTTCGAATGCCGTATAAAAGTTTATATCAATTAATTCTACATCCATTATTGGATATCCTACCGAATTTGCAGCAAATTTAGCAAAACTATCTGCTTCGGATTGGAACATGGGATCGGTATCAAAAAATCCAAATGGCGTAGAACCTGTAGTAAATGAAGAACTACCTGGCCATATGGGCTTATTTTCGCTATAATCCATGATAATGTCCTTTTAAATATAAATATCAATATCTTTCATTTAAGAGACGCAAAATTTCATCTAGTGCTGCGTGACGATGATTATCAGTTAAAATTATTTCATTTACAAATTGAGATTTAGTTAATTTTGGAACTTCATGCACTGCCGAATCATTTGAGAACTTTAAATCTATTTGATAACGATCTCCCGTTAATATCATTATACTGTCTTTACCTAAACGAGACAATACCATTTGTAATTGTTGTTTAGTTAAATTTTGAAATTCATCTACAATACAGATTGCATTATCAAAAGTACGTCCCCGGAAATGTGCTAATGAAACTAATTCAATGTTTTCTTCACGTTCCATTTTGTCAAGTATCTCAGGTTTATTATATACTTTTCGCATATTGCTACGTAATGGAACTAACCATGGATCCATTTTTTCTGCTAATGATCCAGGAAGAAATCCATTATCTTCGTTTGATACTGTAGGACGAGTTATTATGATTTTATTGATTCTTCTTTTAAAAAACATATCCAACGCAATTTGAACTGCTAATAATGTTTTTCCAGATCCAGCTTTACCTAAAATAAAATTAAATGGTGTTTCAATTATTTTAGCTTTTGCATCTTTTTGTTCTTCTGATAATGATATTGAAAATTTAATATCAGTTTTTTGGTGGAGTTTTCTCCTTGTTTTGAGTAGTCATAACACACTTTGTTTTAATTAAGATGATAATTTTACTAATGATTGCTCATGTAATGTCATGTCCTTGAGTTGTTCTATTTTACCTAGACATTCCATTCTTAACTCTCTAAATGTTGGTATTGGTGGTTTAGATGTTAATATTTTTATTTTAATTAATTCTTTATCAGGACCTAAATCTTTTTCAATATGAACCATTAAAACTAATTCTATTGCACGTATTCTATCTAATACGTCGATAAGTCTACCATCATATCTAATGCTAGCAAACATATCATATTTTATTACTTGTACTGACATATCATTTTAATATAAATATCAAAACAGTAAAAAAGGGATGACCGGAGCCACCCCTTTCTTTTAATTAGTTAAATAGTTAACTATTAAAGAACATTTAATCCATGTACATATACTTTACCGTAGAACTCTGGACGAACCACTTTCTTCGCGTAACGTGTCATGACACCTTTACGTGGAGTGAAGTTAACTGGATCATATACTAATGGAGTCATGATAAGTGGAACGTATGGGCTAAATACTGCACCTGTTTCAAGGAATTGACTTCCTCTGAATCCCATAAGGATTACGTTTTCTTTCATGTATGGGTTTTTGTATACTGTGTATCTGTTATTGATTGCACCAATTTTTTGTACACCGGCAGCAAATTCCATTTTGTTACCATCTGTATCAGCTGCAAATCCTGGGATTGACTCAAGGACAGTTGCAACTGCAGGAGAAGTTACAAGGAAGTTAGCACCACCACGTAATGTTTTTTGGTGAATTTTATTTGATACTTTTTGAAGTTTAGTACCTAAAGTTTGGAACCATCCACCTTGAGTGTTGTAGAATCCATCACCAGCAGATGTTGCTGCGCCGGCTGCAGATTGTGTAAATCCTGTGCCATTCCAAAAATTATTATTTAATGCTGACCAATACTCAGTTGTTGGAGCTGATGCAATCAACATATCTAAGATCTCTAAATCAATTTCCATTGATACATACTCAGACAACATTGAAGTCAATTCAGCTTCAGCATCAATTGAATGGTAAGCGTTAAGGTCTTGAGCAAATTCAGGTGTCCAAACTGCTTTCAACTTACGTGTTTTAGCAACGATTGGCTCTGATTGAAGCTCTAAGTTAACTTCCGGGATATCAATATCAGTACCTTGATTGATTCCTGATGTTCCTGATCCTTTGAATGGATTAGTATCTTCAAAATCACCTCTGGTAATATCTGTTGGTTGTTTGCTATAATTTACATACAATGCAGATGCCGCTTTTGCAGCTTGAATTTTAGTAGCGTCAGCTGTTGATACAATAAATGATCCTGTTAAATTAGCATCAACTTTAGTAAATGCTTGTACTGGAACAATTTCAGTAGATCCTGATAAGAATGTAAACGATCTAACTGCTAATTTATCTGCATCTGTTGGTAATGCAATTGTTACTTTTTTATAGCTTGATAAAGATGCTGAATAATCAGAATCAAAATTTACATCTGATGCATCAGTTATCGTACCTGCACCTGAACCTGTAGATGCTACTGCAGATAAATTTGCTGATGTTATATTATTAATTGAATATCCAAATCGACCTGCTCCATAAAGACCACCTGTTGGATCACTTGATGTAGTAGTAACACCAAATAATGAATCGTCAGCATTTGGAGAACTAAATGGATCACCTGTTCTGTTCAAGTTATCAGAATCAAATCCTGGTTGAGCTGTACCGTATTTGAAATCTAAATAAAATATAAGTCCTGATGGCAAGTTCATTGGTTGAACTGAAACGAATTCTTTAGCTGCAAATTCAGCAAAGATTCTTCTTACCAATGGAAGTGCTACCCCTGCCCATTCTTCAGATCCTGCTGCCGTACCTGTAGCTGATGATTCTTTTACCAATTGACGTGCTTGGTTTTCAAGCAATTGAGCCATTCCGGCTTTTTCTGTCTCATTTCTAAGACCTTCTAATAGTCCCGTTCTTTCCCATTTATTAACCAAACCTTTAGCGGCTGATCTTTGAGATGCATCTGGACTTTGTAATAATGAATTTAAACTCATCGTTTTATCTCCTTTGTTTTGTTTTTTAAAAAAATTAAATTAATCCTGCCAATTTTTTCCAACGGTTTGCATATTCAAAACCTTCGTTAAGAATTTGCGTTTTTGGCGCCGTTGATGCAACTGGTCTTGAAGCATAAGATTTAGATTCTTTAACTACTTTTCTAGTTTTTGTTGGCTTATTAAAGCTTTCTGCTAAAGTAGTAAATACTAATTTTGCTTCTCGAGTTGTTGCTGCTCTATCAAAGTTTTCAATAACTTTCATTTTTTGTGCTTCGTTAAGCTCAAAGTTACGGAACAATTTGTTAGTGTATAACAATTTAGCGTTAAGTAGATTAACTTCGTTGATCACTGATTGAAGTTGTTTTACGGTGCGATATGCTTCTTGAAGATCTTTTTCCATTTTTTTGTATTTACCTTCTTCAACTGACGTTTCATCTTCTTCTTCTGGCATTTCTTCTTCTTCTGCAAGAATAGCTTCAATTAATGCATCGATTGATTCATTTGCCATTTTATCTTCTTCTTCGTAAGAATCTTCTTCGTACATTCCTTCTTCTACTGCATCGACAGGTGGCACTTCAGTTAATGGCTCATCCATCCCTGCTTCTAATTCAGCAATAATTGATTCTAAATTTAAATCTTCTTCTTCAGCTGCATACTCATCTTCTGCTGGCATTTCTTCTTCTGGCATTTCTTCTTCTTCAGCACCACCTAAATTCAAATCACCTTCGTAATCATATGAACCATCATTGTCATAATCAACTCCGATTCCTAATGAATCAGGCATATCCATTCCCATTTCGTCAGCGCCAGCTTCCATTTCGTCAGCACCCATTGCTACATCTTCAGCACCTGCTTCTAATTCTTCTTCGCCTTCTAATTCGCTCATCAATTGAGTTTCTAGCATGCTTTTCATTTGAGGCATAAATGCTTCTTGTAACGCTAATTTTGCATTTGCTAGTGCAGTTTCTTTAACAGCTTTAGCATCTGCGATTGCTTGTTTTAGCAAATCTGATTTTGCCATTGTTTTCTCCTTAAATTTGTTTTTGGAAATAAGATTATTCTAAATCTTAATAGAAATTATTTATTTGTCGACACTATATAGAAAATAGCGTATTCTTTAATATATATGAACATGTTTGAAAAAACAGTAAAAAAGTCCTAACTTTTTTGTTAGGACCTTTAAAATAATTTAATCTTAGCTATTTTTTTGATGAAAATCTTTAATTTGTTGCAAATACTTAGCTGAATTAAGTTGTTCTCTACGTTTAACACTAGGTTTTGTAAATGTTTTATTGTCTTTAAGTTTTTCTAATGCACCTGATGATTTAACTTTTCTTTTAAATGTTTTTAATGCATACGCTAAATCTTCTCTGTTAGTTCCTAAAACATTAACGCCTGTTGCGTGTCCTGGAATAATCGTTTTGTGATGTTTTTGTTTTTTATTCATATATATTAAATTAAATTTTTCCTTGTGGTCTTCTTGTAGGTTGTGGCGGTTGTTGATTAACTACATTAAATCTAAAATGTTTAAGTTCTGGTAATTGTGAAAAATATCCTTGAATCTTTTGAGCTTCAGTTCCTGGATCTTGTCCTAAACGAAAATAAAAATATCCTAATTTACCTGTTTTTGATTTTGAATGTTTAACTATAGTAAAACCTTTTTTAGTAGTCCATTGCTTGATAGTCTCTGCTACTTGCTCAGCTTGTGCCGGATCGCGAAGAATATACTGTACGCCTCCTTGATAGTCAGTAATATTATTTACAAGTTGAGCTTCTTGTAATTCTTCTTCCATTGTTAATGCAGATTTTAAACGTTCGGCTTGATCTGCCATTTGACTCATACGATCAACATCGTCATCTGACAGCTTCGGAATTGAAGCTTGTTCCTTTAGACCGAACCACTCTTTATACATTTTTTTAAACTTGCTCATCATTGACCTTTATATTATAAGAAAAATATTACAATTATCCAATATCATAATATTTTTTTAAACCTTCTGCAATGTCTTCATATGCTTGTGCACATTTTCTTTCGTTGATAATAACTTCAGTTGCAGCTTTTTTAAATTCTTTCAAAGCTTCGGACATATATTTAAAATGACGTCCTGCTGCAGTTGTTTCAACTACGTCATCTGATGATTCATTAACATGGCGTTGAGCTGTTTCAACCATTTGTTCTATTTTACTTACCGTTTCTTCTAATTGACGCTTACTGTATACCGATTCTCCTAGTTGAGAAAATGTACGCAGTGATTCTACAAATGCACGTTTTTCTTCTAACGTTAATGGCGCTGGGCCTTCTCGAAATACATTAGCTTTTTCTTGTGATTCATTTAATATCGACATGATTCGATTTAAATTGTCTTGCTTAAATATCATATTATATCCTACATTTACCATCTTCGCATAAAATCGAAGTAATGATTTCGTTTACTTTTCCGTATTTATTTATTTGTTTATTTTTATTTACTGATTCATTCATTTGCGTAGGACGCATAAAAGCCCCATGTGTTGAAGGATTTGATACAAAGTCCCAACAAATTAATTCAAAATCTTCTTGAACTTCAACTACACCTTCATTACGTAATTCTTTAACTGAGCCTAATCCTCGGCTAGAAATTCCTAATGTTATGCCAGCTTTGAAAAGTGACTTTAAAATATTGCCTGAGGGTGTATCTAATATTTGTACTGCTCCGCATAAATCATCACCTTTCCACCATATTTTTAAAACATTGTGTGATACGTTGTTTAAATTTACTACCGATGACTCTGGATGATCCAATTCTCCTAATGCTCGATGTTGATCAATATATTCTTGTTGGTATCGGCGACATTCTCTTTCTAAGATTTGTTTTGGATACACGCGACCGTTTTGATTTTTTGCGCCTGCTCTTTGTAAAACTCCTTGTACAACAAAACCACCAGGTATTCCATATGCAGCACCATTAGATTCATTTAACGAACCTACGGGGTTAAATGGCATATATTCTACTATTAGTTGTTTTGACATATTATTCTCCTAATGATCTAATTCGTTCTGATATTTTTATTAATCGTTCTGATATTTTATTCAATGCTTTTTTAGATGATTCTTTTAATCCTCCATGAGCAATACCGGATTCCGTTTTTAATCTGCTTGTATATCTAATTGTTTCTTCAATTTCTTTTAGTTTTTGTGCAACTTGTTTTATTGAATCATTTACACGTTGCTCCGGAGTTTGTTTTGCATTGCCAAATGCAAATGAACGATAACCTTCAATAAGTTGTTCATATCTTCGATCCATTGCTTCTGTTAGTTTTGGCGTTTGGCTAGGTGTATCTGTTAATGGTATAGAAGGATATTTTGTTACTTTTTTACCTTGCCAATCTACTTCATTTTCAGCAAATGCAAATTTATCCATCCATTCTTCTTCCTGTGATTCCGGTCTTTGGTATTCTCCGGGCTTATATGTTGGAGGAGTATTAATACCTTCTTTAACTCGTTTATATCCTAACGTTTCTACGGTATCGTCATCAGCATTACCAAATGCTTTTGGCGTCATGTATGATCCAGCTCCTGCAGATGTAGATATTTCCTCTAAATCTTCATGATAGCCTTTATAATCACAATGCAAACATCCTTCGCCTTCACACTTTACACATTGTTCTTTATTTTGATGGTGTGATCTAGTTGCCTGTTTAATAGCTTTATCTTTAACTCCTAAATATTCTTGGCTCGGCGTTTCTTGTTTACCGTCGCCGTCCCAATCTTTTTCATTTAGAGTTTCAAAGCTTTCTTCTATTTGTCGAAGGAATGATTTCATGCATGTACCTCATTTAACTCATCAACTAAATCCATGTAACGCATCAAGTTTAATACATGCGACTCTTTAATCTTTTTAATATTTTCTACATTGCAAAGCATTTCAGATAATTTTTGTACTTTAATTTGTGTAACTTTATCTGTAATTTTTTTTGAATGCTCCGACAACGTTGTTTTTAATTTTGGAATAACATGTTGAACATATTGTCGTAATGCTTCGGTATCATTAACGTTTGTAATGTATTTATTCAATAAATGTTTTTGTGACTCAGATAATGTAGAATATTTTTCATTGAATTTATCAATCATTATTTTATACGCTAACAATCTAGTATCTTTTTCTTGTTTAGAAAGAGTTTCAGTAATGGTATCTTTTTCTACTACACGTCGCTCTGTAAGTAAACAATGATCTAATACTACGTTTTTACATTCCGTTAATTGTTTAATATTTACATTATCTTCATATTCAAACAACATGTAAATTGAAGCTAAAACTTTGTAATTATTGATATGAGCTTTTGAAAGTGAATCGAAAGAAAATTTTTCAGAAATTTCTTTTACTAAATTATATTTTTGGCGATTCAATAAACTTTTGTTTAGTTTACCATATGATTGTCTAACCGATCGAATATATTCTAATGCACGTGCTTCAGATTTATGTTGCTCTT